CCAATATAAGTTTCTCCTTCAATAGTAGCATCTTCATTGCCTGACCAAACACGCACATTTCCTGAATCAAAAAAACCTTTGACGGCAAGAAATGGATAAGTTAAATCTTCTGCTAAAGCAGTAACTATAGAAGTGTCAATGCCTTGCCTAGTAGCCATTAGAGAGACTCCATACAAGAAAAGGATATTCTATAAATACTATTACGGTCTGCTGACCATGATATTTCATTACTTTGTAATCTGAACAAACCTTTTGGACTAGCAAACTTCACTAAAGTGTTATCTGCTAAATCTGATCGTAGTTTAGGTTCTATGCCCACAGCAAATTCATTTGGCGATCCAGATGTTTCGGTAGCTGTTTCAGTAACTAATACCAATTGCACAGGTTGGTTTGTTGTAGCTGTACCTGACAGTATGCCAAGATAATCACCCACGACTATAGAACCTGCGGCGGAATTACTGGTGGCTTGTAAAGAAAGCCCCTGTGCCCCTTTTATGTTCTGTTGAACTTTACACCCACTGGTACTACTTTCTGCGGTTAGAAGGCTATCTACGACCACTACAGTGGCACTTGTTTTAGTGGTTATCTTATGAGTACCATTGTTGGGTTCGTTTCCTGCACCTGTCACTACAAAATAATCTCCAACTCTGGCATTGGTAAAAACTGAATCACTGGAAGTTATGGTACTGCCACTAAAAGTCAAAGTTGTACTGGTATCGGAAATACGTGCATTAGCTTTCAAATCATCAGCATCATAAGTTCCTGTGTTAGTTAAAGCATCTGGGTCTGTGAATTGAAATACATTGGTTGTTCCTTTCAACCTTGACAAAAAAGATTGCCAATTAACTGCTGTGGTTTTATTCATCGGTGGTAATGTCACCTGACACTGCCAAAAAACATTATCAAACTCTTGTGTTTTCTGTTGTCCAGTGAAAGGACTAATTGAGTTTCCGATAGTACGAACAAGAGAAAACTCACTAGAAAGAAAGTTTGGTGTGGTTGGCATTGTTATTTCTTTAGCCATTTCTACCTCTTATACCTTTTGAAAATGAACCACCTCGCATGGATGCATCTAAAACTGCGGCTTTTGAAACATCTGCTATCTGTGGCAACATTTTAGTTACTTCTGCTCTTACAGTTGGGACAACACCTGTAGCAAAACTTATGTTTTGATTCACTACTATCCCCCCACCTCCCATGTTAGAACGGGTATCAGCAGAATTCATTATTGTGCCGGGCGCATGAGGTACAAACAGTTCAGGTCCACGTTCTCCAACTAACATAGCATTACCAAAAGAAGCATTACCACCACTAGCCGCTGTTCTCACTGATGCACCTCCCTCAACGGGTGAAAGATTTGGGGTGGGTGATGGAGCACCGCTAAATGAAAACCCACTAAAAATACTACTTATCAAGGGTTGCACAATTGCTAAGTTTAAAAAGGTTGCAATAATTTCTGAAACTATGGCTTTGGTAAAATTCTTAAAAGACTCTAAAGCACTTTCACCTTCTAATAAATCATCTGCAAAATCTCTTGATAGACTTTGTCCTGCTTCTTTAACTACCGTGTCTAATTCTCCAAAAGCTTTACTTAGTTCATTTATTTCATTTTTGGTGTCACCTTTAGGTGGTTCAATTGTTCCCTCTCCACCTGTTTCTGTAGGAGTTTTTCCGGCTTTAAGTTCCTCTCTTCTTTTCTCTAAAAGAATAAGATTATCTAAAATTTTTAAATTTTCGCCACGCAGTCTTGCTATTTCTTCTAATTCAGTCAATATTGCTTCTTGGTTATTTCTTGTATCTAAACCAAAAAACTCTTGTGTACTTTTCATCATTTGAGAAAAACTAACACCAAATTCTTTTATACCTATATTTGCTTGGTTTATCCTATAAAAAAGTTCAAGAAAAAACTTATTGGCTCCGCCTATAAAACCAGAGAGCAAATCAAATGCTCCCCCTAGCGTAGTTCCTATCGCAGTTGCTAAACCACCAGAAGCAACTACCACTTCCTCAAGCGTTTTTGCCAATCTAGTAAGAGCTTTATTCAAACCTGCTTCGCCTATCTCATTCATAAAAATAGATGAGTTGTCTGCTAAGTTAGATAAAGCCCCTGATAAAGTATTCAATCTTTCTTCTAAAGCAGTTGGAAATCTTGTCCTTCCTAAGTCTAAAAGGAATTCACCGATAGCTTCCCCAGTTCTGGCAATGGTTTTTGTTTGACCTTCAAAAGTAACCTCTATTTCATCTCCCATCAATTTTGCTTTGATACCAAACTGTTTCAACATCTCCATCTCACCTGTGGTGGCATTGAAAGTGGCTTGGGCTAGTTGGGTAATGTCTTTACCCATACCTGCGGCTAAGTTACCAAAGGCAGTTAAATTTTCGTTGCTAGGGGTTATACCTGCTTGATAAAACCTAATAAAAGATTCTGTTACGTTAGCTAATTGAAAAGGGGTTGTTTTCGTAAAATCTTCAACCGTTTTAAATGCTAGTGCCGCATTCTCTTGACTTCCTGTAACCGCACGAAGCGTTGCTTCTAAATCTTCAAACTGTCTAGATGTGTTAGTAATACCACGAAGAGCGGCACCTGCTCCAATGGCGGCAAACAACCTAGTAAAGCCACCCAGTGGTATTAATGCTCTTTTTGCACTTTTACCTGTTTGGTCAATACGTCTATTGGTTTCTTCCAAACCTCTACGTAAACCTTTTGTCTCGGCACGTATTTCTAAAACTAATTGATCTACTGTTTTAGCCATCAGTCTGGGTATAGCTCCATAAGTTCTGCTAATTCGTCTCTTGACATAGGTTCTTCTTTGTTAGAAGAATTGAATTCCATAAATCCTTCCACAGCACAAGTACATTCATGCCATGACATTTGCCAAAATTCACTGGGTTGAACACTGCCCATGCCTACCAACACTTGAAACATTCTCCGTATTGGTAATTCATCAGACTTTATTCCTCGTTTTTTTTTGTGCCTTCCTCGTCTGAGTCTGTTGTTAATGAAGCTGTAAGCATAGTAGCAACTGCTCTTGTGCTTTCAATGATTCCTGCTTTTTCTATTATTTTTTTGGTGTCTTTTTCTTGCACATCATTACCACCACCTCGTAACCCTTTATTCAAAACTAGAATAATATCGGTTATAGAAATATCTGATTCTGCCATCCTTTGACAGAGTTTTATGATACCTGTACCAGTAGCTTGTTCTATCTCAACAATAGAATCTAAGGTTAATCTAGTTTGATAATCTTTACCTGCAAGGTTAACGTTATGTATTCCCTTTTGTAGATTGCTCATTAGCTTTTGCTCCCGTTCCATCTGGAACATCTAAGGTTAAATAAATAAGGTCATCTCTATCATCAACTCTAGTCTCGGTAACCATATAGGTCTTACCTTCAACTGCAATTTCTGTTACAGATTCACCTAACTCATTAGGCAAGGACAAGATACCTTTATGCAAAGTACCTTGTATATTCTTTTTGCCTTTTTTTATTTCAACTGTTTTCATACTTACGCTGATGAAAATGATATTGTGCCACTTGATTCAAGTGTTACAGAATATGTAGCTTCACCGTTGAATTCTCCTGCAAATTCCAAAGAGGTAACTTGAAAACTTCCTGAGTAAGTTCCTAAATCGGGAATGACAAAATCATAAGTGTTAAAAACTGATTCCCCAACTGAAGTTCTTAATTGTTGTTCAGATGTGCTATCTGTAAATACACCAGAACCACTAATGGTCAATGATTGTATTCCACCTTGCGGTAAAAGAGTTCTTTTGTTAGATGAATCTTTGTTGGTAATATCAACCATTTCATCGTTCAAAACAATTGAAGAAGAACGCAAACCACCCACGGTAACTTTACTCCCACTTACTGTAGCTTTGATGAGAACTGCTGATCCTTTCTGTGCTGCCATAATTTTTCTCCTATTATGAAGTTCCTAAAATTATTGCACGAAATCTCATGACACCGTGTCTGGTTATCCCATCTGGGTCCCTCAATATGTCACTAAACTCAAATCTTAAATTTACTAGATTAAATCCAGTAACACTTAGGTTACTATCATGCAATAAATCGTGAATTCTGTCCATAATATTTTTTGTTTCTTTACTGCCTGTATATTGCGACCAAACATGAATGTTGATTGTGAATTGTCCACCATCTTCTGTTTTCGTACCAAAGTCTGTTGCGGTATCTTCACCTATAGCTACAAACGGATAAGTTGTACCTTCCGTTACCTCATCAAATACTCCTGCACCCAAGGTGCTAGTCAAAGTGTTATCATTATTCAGTGCCGAATAAATAGTGCTTTGTAATGCAAACTGTCCTACGCTCATTTATCTATTAAACCTTCTTTAACAAAAATTGATCTTATCTTTTCAGCATTACGGTCTAAAGATGGTTGCATGAATGGTCTGGCCGCCATTTTTGTTGTACCAAATTCTAAGTGTTGGGAATATTCAGCAGAGCTTATTATCATTCCGATAACAGAACTACCTTCAACTTTCACCTGTGATGATATGTTTGCAACTAAAATACCTTGATCTGTTTTAGGAAATTGGCCGGGAGCAGAAGCAAAACTACCATCACCTCTAGGATTACCCGTTGCTGTACCTCGGTTAATTTGCTCTTTGGCATAACTTTCAACAACCAATGCTGATCTAGTGGTTGCCCTGATTACATCTTTACTAAAATCTTTAACTCTAGCTTTATTTTTTGCTTGAACTTTTTTTACCCCTTTAAAATTAACTTTCATGTTGCTTCCCCTTCATTACACATCAATAGTAAAAATCTATCACGTTCATCAACATTTCTTATATGTTTGATATTAAAATTCCTTGCTTGATACTGGATACGCATATCCGTACCTATGTCACTGCGAAAACGCACCGTCACGTGGTGTGTTACTGTTTCTTGAACTTGACCCTGTCGGTACTTTTCAGACCCACTGACGGGCTTAATTTTTGCGTATAATTTTGCAAGTGTGGTATAAGTTTTTGCAGTACCACCCCCCGTATCACGGGCATAACTTGGTTTTTGTAAAGAAACCTGATGTCGCAATCCACCAACTGCCATTAGCCAATAGAAAGTAGAGAACTAGAACTCAAGCCCTTCATAACCACATAAGGTTGATAAAGTTTTTGCAAAGAGGGTGGGTAGCCAACAGAATTGTACATATCCCCCCTATGTTCATAAAGGTGTGCAATGTGTTGCATCATGCCCAACCTTATTGGCTCTGGAACTTGAAAAGGAGATGTATAACCAGAGACATAAACAATCTTAATTGCATTAGCTACCCGTAAACTGGTTGGAAAAGTTTCACCATTTCGTAAGACGATTCTTGCAGGTTCTCTAGCATTGTCTAAATAATACTTACTACTAGCAAAAGTAGTTTCGGTATCTGCATCATTGAAGGTACTGACACTGGTGATAGATGCCACAGGTGGTCTAGCTATTGTTATATAGTTTTTGTAATAAGTAAGAAACGGTCCTTTTCTAAAACCTTCAAACAAAGGGTCTTCAATTTCATCATAACCATCTATAAATTGATGAATGGTTTGTTGCATCAATGATCTACCCAAGTGTTCTTCTGCAAACCTTCTAGCAGTCTCTATCATGCTTTGCAAGATTCTTTCATCAGTATTGTCTTCAACTCTCAAATTTAGGTTCTTGTGTTGGTTCAGTTGCTATTGTTAAACCTGCCATCTAAAACACCTGTGTAATTATTTGTGAACCGATGATTAAAACATAGACACCTACAATCATGCCTTCAACTCTAGCAAATCTTTGACTACCAGATTCTAACCTCTTTTCTATGTTCTCATAACGTATTGCACAAATCTTCTCGTGTGAATCTAGGGCAACTGCTACGTCTGAGCTAGTTTGCTTTCTTTTTAGGTTTGGCATCCTCTACTTCCTCAGTTTTTTCTTCTTCTGAAGATAAGAGAGGTTTGATTGCCTCTACATAGTGCTTTTGCAGTATATCGTTCTGTTCTAGTTTGAATTCAGCATTAGTTTTTACACTTTGCGAATCCTTTCCTATAATTTCTAATTTAGCGTAGATTACTTGGGCTTCTTCAGACATTTCTGCTACCTTATAAGTAACCTCTTTGCCTTCTTCATCCAACAATCTCAACGTTCTTTCATCTATATTAGCTTCTGCCATATTTGCTACTGTGTATGGTTGACTTCTAGGCATTTAGTTTATAATGTTTCTTGTGAATCAATCATAGTCTGATAAGCAGTCTTAACTTCATCAGTCCATGTTGCATTTGCTATTGCTTGAACTCTAGCATCTTCACCAGATATGTCGGTATCACCCCAAGTGTCGCTTGATTTAGTTCTAGGTTCTAATACATGACGCACAAAACTTCTAGTAAGTTCTTTGCCATCTTCTTTTATTACTGTAGCAGTTCTAACTTGCACTTGACCCATTTCAAGTACCTCAATCTTATCTACTACTGTTTCTTTTGTTATTGCCATGTTTACCTCCTTACGGTTAAGATGTTGACCCAACAATTCCAA